ACATCAAGTGCTTGTAAATTTTTAATAATTATATTGGATATCCCTTCAATATAACCGACTTTTCCTACATTCTCCAAATCGGATACTTGTAATTTAACAGATTCCACAAAATCACTAATATTCATAGCATTTTTACATGTTTCATTTAAAAAAACCTGTAAATTGAAGGTTTTATTATTATTCATACAATTAGTATTTATGTTATTTGTTATTTGATTCGTACCATTTTTAACAATTTCGAGAATAATCTCCTTTATATCAGATTGTTCTTTCAATAAATCATTATTTTGTTTAAGCAATAACTGTATAATATCATTTTTATTATTATTTTCTAAATTTACATCTTGTACTATCATTTTACATTTATTTTTATGTCTCCATAACCCAGTTCTATCATTATATTTTTTATTACATTTTTCACATATAAAATGCCCTTTTTGCTCTATTTTGGTTGCTAAATTGTTGCTGTTTGTTGATAACTTATGTTTTGCTGTAGAAATATGACGAACCCAACTATATTTTTTAAAGCATTTATAGTTACAAGTATCGCAATAATATTCTAGTTGCCCTTTTTTACTCTTTTTTGCCCCAAAAATGTTGCTAAATGTTGCCATATTTTAGAAAAAGAAAAAATATTACAAATTAATCCAAAAAAATTATCGTAACAAAATGAAAATTATTTTCTTTGTGATCAAACGATAATTTTCAATTATGGTCACATATTACGTTTTTTTCAAAAGTCAATCGGCCTTTTTCAAAAATGGACAAAAAAAATGTCCAAAATCGAAAACCCAAAATACTTTTTGGGTCATTTTTTTGCAATAAATTAATAAAGACTGAGAATTTTGTAAAACCATGATATTTCCTTTAAATTAACATGATTATCCGTAACACATAATTGTATATTGTTAAATATCAAACGATAAGAAATAAATATTTTATAAGATGATTATTTACTAAATAAAAAAAATGAAATAAATAATCCTAGTAATTTATATTACAAATTAAAAGTACAAACTGCTTAACATGTCGCAATTATTCAATGAAAATTTATATAAAATATTTTACAATGTTAAAAATATTTTAAAAACAACGTTAAATGCAAATATAAATGTTTTCAATAATGTTTATTGTGTTTTTATCTTTTGGGTTATATTACATTATATTTCATCGCATATGTATATTTATTTCTGTACTCCAAAAAGTGTATATGGTTTTTCAATGTCGCCTTTTATAATTGCTGCTCCACATTGTCAAGCATTAAGCTGGGTTGTATATAATGGAGGAAACACTATTATTTCTATGTGGGTTACGTTTGGGTTTTGGCTTCTAGGTTTTATTAATCCGATGATAAATAAAAGCATCAGTGTAAAAAATGAAATATGTGATTGGAATAATGATATTAATTTTAGTAATAATAATAATTTTAATGAGGTAATTGATTTGACATTATCAGATGATGATGATGATGCCGATGATGACAATAATGATCATGATATTATGCCGCCACCACCACCTCTTACTAGTTTACATAGCGATGACGATGATTCAGTACCTCCCCTTATCAATGTGTGTAGTGATGATGATGATGATGATGATGATGACGATACACAGAATAAACCTGAATTTGTAATGTAAAATAAATAAATTTTTTTTATTGTTAAGTAGCATACATTAAACCAGCGTTGCCGCCAACAAATACTACCATGTTTATACGTTCTTCCATAACGTATAAATTATAATTATATTCATAAATTCTCCATGTTGGTTTATTTATACCTACAATATCTCCTGATTCTGGATCACAAATTGTTAATACCTGCGCATATGGATCAAGTGGAGGAACAATTGTATTGAATTCCAATTGAACTAAATTGAAACGATTCATATTAATGGCTCCAGATGGTTGTAAATCTAAATGTGATGTATTTAAACAAAAATTATAACAATATAACCCATCGGGTGCTGATCCTTGAGTCCTAGTATATTTTTCAATATAATTAAAAATTCCAGAACCAAATGTATTTTCACGATATTGTCCATCGAGTAATATAGCCATTGTAAGTAGTATCTGATAAATATTTTGTGGGTTATAAATTCCTGAAATTTCATACCCAGTTAAAGTACCGTTTGGATTTATCCCAGGGCCAATACTACCGTCATTTATTACATTAAAAGTTCCATTGATAGGTGCGGGAACTACATTATATGGCAATTTGTTATATGGCCAATTAGTGTAATTTGACCATTCGTTTCTTAAATTCACATCACTTCTTTGAAAATAAAATAACCAACTTGAAACTAAACCGATTGAATCTAAATCTACTTTATTAGCACCAGTGACATTATAAAATATATTTTCATTTACTTGTCTAAATAAATATTTTTGTTCATTTTTAGCAAATATTCTAGACTCGTCATTGGATAGAAAACAATACGTTGATATTAAATGTATATCAGGAAACCAAACACTTCGTTGATCTAAATAAGAATTAATCCCTAAATTTACATCAGGTGGGGTTTGTAAAAAACGATACATTTGATTTTGATATTGATTAAAATTAGGAGCAATATATGGATAGTTATTAATACTATTAAAAACATCTCTTATGCGAAATAATTCATTTATTGGACGAAATGTTACGTTAATGTGTAATTCATTGTATTGTAAAGAAACTAAAGGAAACGCCATTTGAGTTTTTAAAGTGAACCATGAGTTCAAAGGTATAAATAATTGTCGACCTCTTATAGATGGCTCTGCTCCCGCAGGATTATCTGTATAATAAGCATTTGGATATGAATTTACACGACCATTCGCATTTGCTGGATCAACTAATTCTGGCACGTTCCCAATCATCTTGAATAATAAGTTTAGTTTGGTTCCATTAAAATCTCTTAGTGCTGAATTTAATAAATAGGAACCTGAATATTCTTGTAATTTTTGGTTTCCACAAGTAATCGAAATGTTTGAAATCATTTGCGCACCAAGATAATCAATCCATTTGAATTCATAAGGGACCCAATCACTATATGTTATAGAACCGTCTGGATTGATAGTTTCTTGTGGAGGCAATATAGGACTCCATATATTTGGTAAATTAACAACTACATACGTATCCATTAATAAATCAGCATACCTCGGTATTTTAAATTGAAAAGTTGAAGTTTCCGCTAAACGCAGTGTTGTAGAGCCTTCAAAATCGATTCTGAATTTTTGCATTCCAAAATTAGTATATTTTAAATAGGATGATTTCCAAAATGTTTTTGAAGGATTACCATTTAATACTACATTTTGTTGACCACTTGATACTAAATTTAATAATCCACCTGCCATATTTTAACTTTATATATATATTTATTTGATTTTAAATTATAATATTATTGTTTTATATTGTTTTATATTATTTTTGTTTATATGTGCGCTGTTTTTTATGTTTATAACTTTTTTTATGATGATACTGTTTTTTATTAGTAATTTTTTTTTTATTTCTAGAACTTTTATTTCTAGAATATTTTTTAGTTTTTTTCTTTTTACCACCATAATACATATCTTGTTGTTTTCTTTTATTTCCTAATGTATTAAGACTAGTTAAATTTTGAATAGTAATATCATCACTATCAGGTACAGGATTGGGTCTGTAGTCTTGAATCGCATCTGCTTCTTTTTTAGAATATTCATACCATTCATCAATATTGTTAAAATTTTCATCTAACTGTAAATTATCTTGTAAACCTCTATTTGTTGTTAATAATACGCGTCGTTTGTACATTAAAAAATCAATTACATATAAATATTTTTTGAAAACAGTTGGATTTACATTAATCATAGCATATTCTAACATACGATTTACATAATCTAATATGTCTTGAGGACTTGATCTTTCATCAGCATCAACGCAACAATATTTGTTGTCCACAAATTTTGGGTATTGATTATCATTACATCCTAAACTACCTATATTATTTACATTTTCTAAATATTGACCTATTGATAATTCTTTTTTATCAGGGAAAACAACATTAGGGCCAGGTACACAATTTTTAGAATTAGTTATACTATCTTCATCAAAAATAAGAGTTTTTTGTTTTTTATACGAAGGTACAAAAGTAGTCATCTATATATTTATAAAATATTTGAAATATTTTATGAAAATTAAAAATATTATTATAAATTAACAATAAAACTAAAATGATGAATCCACAAATAAAATTAAATTATAATTTGGACGAAAACTTTATATTTTTTTGTATTTTAGCACTAATACTATTCATCATTATCGTATATGTTGGATATCTTATTTATATTTCAAAATTAAAAAAAAAAGAGTGTGGTTTTTTAAATAAATTATATCCCTCGGTCAATGGAAATATTAGATCTATTTCAATAAATAATTCAGACTGTAGTGGCAATTTATACGATTATTATATTAAAACAGCATATAATGCTTGTAGTGGTGGCAGTTATAAAAATGACTATGTCGATATTTGTGTTCTAAAAGGTATTATCAAACAAGGAGTTCGTTGTTTAGATTTTGAAATCTACAATATTGATAATAAACCTGTCG